GACACTCCATTATCTATTAATAGATTAAAATCTTCTCCGTCCCAAAAATCCTTAAAGTCGCTATAATCTGCTCTAGATCTTACGCTGAGGCTTAAGTTGTAATCCCTACCTTCTGTTATTTGAGAACCAAATGCTCTCAAGCTTGCTTGAGTAAAATCAAAAGAATATTGAACTCCACTTCCTTCTGGAACTGTATAATCAATATAACTAGTAGCTCCTGTGCCTCCAGGATTAACTGAATTTACTGGATAAGCTATAAAAGAAGGACCTATCGAACTTGTACTAGCACCATGGAGAGTCCCCTCGTCCACAAAACTTCCCCCAGGTTCTTCGTTATTTTCTATAACAAAATTGTTCGCATTAATTTTCATATACACCCCGGCAGGAACTAGTATAGTTCCGCCATCGTTACCCCCTGAAGGAGGGTTTAAAGGATCTGGTATAGTTATAAAATTCTGTGTTTTAGCTTCTTTCTCTAGTACAGTAGTATAAGTGCAGTTAGATATTACTCCCCTACTGTCGGTCTTAACTATTAATCTATCCCCCGCTTCTACCTTATTAGCGTTTTCTCCTTCTAAAAAAAAGTAAGTCGCATTACTGTCTGGATCATCGTAATAAGTGCTCGTATAAATAGTCTCGTAAGTAGTTCTGTCCGGCTTAATAACAAATTTATACCTAGTAGCCCAAGAAGGAGCTATTTGAGCTGGAGTAACAGATGTTGAAGCAGGGCCTGGGCCTCCTGGAATTATAGCTTTAATTTTATTTACAGAAGAAGATTTTCCGCAAGGAATATGGATAGTGTTGTCTACGCTTACTTGAGCAGTACTAGACCTGTTAAATTCATCCATATACACAATACCAAGCTCATAGCCCCTGTTACTGTGTAAACTGTAATTATTAGACAACTCTTGAAAAGTTCCTGAAGATACATTTATTTGATAGAATTCATATAAAGTCTGGGTAGGAGTTACTAGGTTATCAACAAATTGTACTGCAGGAATCTGAAGATCTATTACATCACTTCCAGAAGTACTTATTATTTCAATAGCTTGACCAACACCAGATATACCGCTATTAGATTTAGTTACAGTACCGGTTGGTGTAGTTAAAGTATTAGGTATTGAGCAATTAAAAACATCTGTGAAAGTTGTTCCGTCACAAGACGTAGCCATAGGCTTTATAGTCGAGCTACTCCCTACGTAAGCTATAAAATGATCACTAATAGCCAACTCGTGAACGCTATTAAAAGCTTGAGGTAAAACATAATCAAAGGCAATTAGTGTACCTACAGTCGTTTCATTAGGCAAAGGAGTTTGACCTTCAAAAGAAGAGTGTAAAAATTGAATATCAATAAATATTCTAGAGCCGGCTAATAGCGGCTGACCGCTTAAATTTACGGACAATACAGATTCAGGAACAGTTATGGATGATCCGCTTATAGTATAGTCTCCGCTAATATTAGAAATATCGATATCAGCTAAACCTACATCTTTAGACTCAAGCTCAGTATTGTAGGTAAATTTAACAGGATTATTGAGTTTATCTACTAAATCATGACCTTCTGTGTAATTACCATAAATCAATCTATTACCCATAAGTGTTTGGGCGTTAGCCTTTAAAGGAACATTGTCGTAAAGTCTTAATATTTCTGACTCAGGAAGTACTGTAAATATTTTTTGATTTTCAAAAACATATGTAGCTGTATTATCATTACCTAAATTTAAGGAAACTTTATCTAGCCTTTCTATTATTTTTATAGTGCTATCACCCATCTCTTTAAACAAAAGCTCGACAGCAATAACTAAAGGTCCTCCTGTGTTATAGGTTATTTCAACAGCATTAGAAGAGTTAATCATTCCTTCATTTAGAAAGCTATCATAACTAAACGTATATGGTTCAGAGGTAAATGCAGGATCACTAAATTGTGATGTTGCTGAAAACTCCCCGTTTTGATATTCATATCTATAAGCAAAACAAACAAATCTTTCTTCTAAAAAATTATTTTGTGTTGGTAATGTAATTGGTTTTATTGTAGGAGATGAAGTAGGTGGTTTTTTTATCACCAAAATACTTTCCGCGCTAAAGTTATCTATATATGACATATCTAAATATTAATGGTGTAGGTTACATTGTTAACTAAAGCTATGTTCGTATATGTAATCTGACCTAAAGACTCAGGAGTTAATACAGTTCCTGCTGAATCAACATAAGTATTCCCCGGATTATAATCAACTTCCCAAGTTCCAGAACTTCCATCATCCCCTGTTATTGTACCCGACAGACTTCCTGACCCTGGGTTGCCTATGCCTCCGCTATTTATAATAGTAAATTCGCCTTTCCCTGTAGAAGGAAGATAAGTGAAAGATGTTAAAGCAAAGTTTGATAAGTTATTTATTGCTTGAATACCATATCCTTTAGTTTTTGTTAGTGAGCCTAACGTATAACAATCAACTCCTGGAAGAGCTATTTGAGTAGTTGTTGGAGCAACTCCAACCCCTATTGCCCCTACAGGATTAGGACATGGAGATAAAGTTCCTTGATCAAAACCAATTGTCTCTATTCCACTTGAAACCACTGATCCTGCAGTAAACGACCAAGACACTATAGGTGTCGCAGCTCCTTGATCAGTAGGGTCAGCGTAATCATTATTGATGTTTATAAACCTTGGAGGATTAAGACCATCTGTAAAAAATAAAAGATCTCCAATTAAACTTACTCCAGTTATTAAATACTGAGGATTAAAATTTAAAGTGGTGAGAATCCCGCTTCCGTCATCAATACTAACCACATGATAGGTTACTTGACCTGTAACAGTGTTAAATGAAACAATCATATCACACCTACCTGTATTTCCTAAGGGGAACTTAGGGTCGTGAACAAACCAATATATAGTTTCGTTTGCACCATCCTCATGCACCCCTATTGTTCTTGCAGATTCGCTTAATGGTGTTTCTTGTAGAGTTTGAAAGTCAGTAAATATTAAGGCCGTTAAAACACTATTACCTTTAGAGTTTTCTACCGACCCAACTTCAGAAGCTTCAGTAGATCCTAGCCTGACGTTTAAAGCATCTATATACTCTCCGTTAGGTACAAGCCTTTCGTCGACGCTTTTATTCATGCGTCCTTTAATAAAATGCCTTTTTAATTTTGCCATATTACTTTATCCACTTATTCTTCCCTCTCATATTCATAATAAGTCTTCCGGGATGAATATTGCTTAATCTAATTTTTGCGTTTCTTAAAAGAGCCGCTTTGTTTTTTCTAGCTCTATTTATAATATACTCTTGAACATTAAATTTACTATTTAATATTGCATAAGTTATATACGCATATATATACTCTTCAAACATTTTATGGACACTAATTAAAGAGTCGTCTCCATTTTCCATTCCGTCTGATATATACTGTAATATGCAGCTTTGATTGGCCATGGTAGAATCAAAATTAATTACACCGGCTTTTTTATCTATAGTAAAAGTTGGGTTAATGTTAGCGGTCTCAGTATTTAAACCATATCTAGCTCCAATACGTGAATTATATATATCACTATCATAATCATTTACCCCAGGATTAACATCTTCATCAATAGCGTCATTAAGATAAATACTTTTTAAGCTACCATTTAATCTTTGAGTATCTATATCCGAGGTCTCTTTAGAAACATTGTCGCTAGCATCATAAGTAAATCCTGCTGTTGATGTTTGAATATAAGAAACCGCCGATTGAACCTGTATATTTTCTGTTAATTTTCTAACCACACCATCTTTAAATAAAGACAGGTCAACCCAATTAACATAATCAGAAGGAAGAACAAATCTTAAATCATCATAAACTTTTAATTCTAAAGATTTTATCTCTTTAAATGCGTCATAATTTAATTCTTGAATACCTCTTTTTGCATGAAACAATACCTTGTATCTACTTTCATTGTTTATTAAAGAATGGTTTCCGTCATACATCAACAAGAAGTTAGTAACTACATCAGCTAAACTTACATATTGAGACGAACCCCAATTTGCATCCGTAGGCGCAACCCCATCATTAGTATAATATTTTTTTTGATCCATGTATGCCATACCTATTGCTGTTGATTTTGTAATTGTTCCTCTAATTGTCCAAACTTAACGACATCTCCTTCTCTTATCGATATACCTGCATACTGAAGTATCTTAGCCACTAAATCATTAGCGTCATCTAAAGGAAGCTCGAAGTCTTGATAGTCAGGTTGACTTTGATCAAAAATAGGGTCTCCACTTAATATAGTGGTATAGGTCCATTTAGGGTCTTTAGGGTATCTAATATATTGTGATTGAATATCTCCTGCAGTATTATATGTTGCTGGAAATATTGTCAAACTATTTCCTTCTTGAGTATAGGCGGGATATGCAATAGAGGGAGCTGTTAAAACAGAATTGTTTAAAAGTGTTATTTTACTATGACTTACTTTTTCCGCCTCTCCCTTATATACACCACCAGAAGAACAAAGGATTTTATTTAGTAAATAATAATCCGATCCAGTAGTGTTTGCAGTAGGAACAGAAAAAACATTTAAAGCCACTTGAGATAAAACTGATGTTACTGAAAAAGTATCTATCACCTCCTCTAGTCCTTTCTTTATGTCCGCATAACCAGTTCCTGATACACGTGAATTCTCTTTATTTATTTGTTGATTATATGAATAAAAATATTCATCGAATATATCCAACTGAGCTTGCTTCGCAAAAAGGTTAAAATCTGATGGAGATATATAACCATAGTTATTTTTATTTATAATCGCTAAAACTGTATTTCGTACAGAATTTATCATTGCTAATTCTTTTGCACAAAGATAAGCAAAAAAAAAGAGGTCAATTTTTTGACCCCTTCATTTATCTCCTCTTACTTATCCTTAGATAACTGCCTAAGATGTTTGTATGATTCTACTCCATCATCTGATTGAAAGAAGGATGCGGCCATATACATATAGTCTTCGCCGTAAGGAACATTAAGCATCTTCTTTTTATTTGAAGGCGTATTAAACCACACCTCTTTTTTATTATTTCTAAGACTCAATAAATTCTTATCAAAGAAAGATTGAACAGTAGCGTTCATTTTTAACATAGGATCTTTAAGTAAGGTTAAAAAACCTTTAGGGTCAGACTTTGCGAATATTAATATATCTCTTCGCAGCTCTGCTGTCGTAATTTTAGAAACATCACTTCCAAATAAAACTCTAGCTACATTCTCTACTTGATCTAATTCTAATTGTCTAGCTTCAATTAAGGCATCTACCTCTAAGTTTAAGTCCTCAACAATCTCTGCAGCTTCTTTTGCTTTATCTACCTCTACGAAAAGACTTCCGTTCCCTGGGTGTAAAGATAAAAACTGCTGTAGCACTTGATTATTTTTAGGGACGTTTAAAAATCCGTCATCAAAAACAATTGGCTCTAAAATAGCATTGTTATCTTGCTCGTCTTGGAAAGGTGTTTTTTGATTTCTAGCGTATCTTAAAGGACGATTAGTTCCTTCTTTTTCATCCCAATGTAATAAAGGGTATCTCTGAGTATGTCGAGAAGCTAGTATTAATGATAATGGTGGAGTTTCTCTTACTAATTTGTATTGTTTATCTACAAAAACTGTATTCTTTTTCATTGTATATAATTTAGATTTAATTTAAAGTTTATAAAATAATGGGGGTTTTTACACCCCCATTAAAAGTCAATCTACTATTCTTGGAATAAGAAGAAGTTGTTAGCACCTAAAGTACAAACAGCTCTCTCAGACAAGAAGTTAACTTGCATATTATCGATATCGCTAGTAGCAGCACCACCGGCAGATCCCGTAATCCAAGTTTTGTAACGTCGATCTTCTGTTTCAGAAGCTCTGTAACGAACGTGTAAGAAAGGTCGCTTAGCGTTCTTTCCTAAGATTTGATCGTAAACACTTGTAGATCCAGCAGGTACAAGTAATCCATTTACTCGTCCAGAGTTAGCTCCTAAAGGAAGTCCTCCTCGCATTGTAGGATCGTTTAAGTATTTCCAGTCAGTCTTATAGAAGTCATATCCTCTACGGAATCCTGAGAAACCTAGATTTAATGCCATCTCTTCATCATTGTCAAATAGACCATAAGAAGTACCACCTGCTCCGTAAGAGTTTTGTGCAGCTAACATGTCATCAATGTCAAATCCAAATTGACGATCAAGGAAAATAACATTTTCTTCGATAGACCCTTGCTTATCTAAACGAGAGATGATAGCATCAAAATCTGCTAAAGCTTGTGGGTTTCCACCATTCCAGATATTTCCTCTTTGAGAAACAGAATAAAAGATACCATCAGATCCAGCACCAGGATTTGCCGCACCAGCAGCGCTACCTAATGCAGCAGCAGCTCCTGAGTTTTGCTCAGCAGGTACAGCTTCAATCATTGCAGTCTCTAAGTAGTCATCAAAACGTAAACGAGTTTCATGCTCTGATTTTAAATACCATAAGTATCCAGTAGCTCCGTCTTCAGTAGTAACTTCTACCCATCCAATTTGAGCCATGTCAGATCCAGAAACAGTATACGTGTCTTTTAAGATGATAGGCTTGTTTTCAAAGATAAAGTCATTAGACTCAAGAGAACCAACCATTCCAGCAGTTCCTTTTCTAAATTCTGAACCATAAATAAAGATAGTAACATCAGCGTTAGCATCTCCAGTTCCAGCAGCGATTAATCCTCCTGCTTCGTAGAAAGAACAAGTAAATTGTCCAGCTCCACCACCTGCGTTATTCACAGCAGTAACAACAGCTTTATTCATACCAGCGCCACTGTTTTGTACAACAGCAATAGTTTGACCTACTCTTACAACTTGTTGAGCTGCAGCAGGGTCAATAACGTCATTTACTTGAAAAGTAGCTGCGTCTGCATTAATAAGAGCAGCAGTACCTACTTGAGTATATTTAGTGTGTAGTCTACCTTGTTCTGCCCATTTTATAAGGTCAGAATTTGTAGGCATCTCAGCTCCTACCATACGTAAGAATGAAGAGATAGTTCTGTTTCCATAACGTTCAAACTCTTTTTCATAAGTATCAGGAAGATACTGATTTAAAAAGTCGAAGTTAGTAATGTAATTCTCTGTTCCAGGGGTTCTTTCTGAACTTGGAGTTAGAGCGAATGTCGGGGTTGCATTTACCGATCCAGCCATAATTTTTTAATTTTTTTTAGGTTCTTTTAATACTTTTAATTTTTAATCCTTTACTCGATGGTTTCGATAAAGATTTTACTTGCATTCCTCCTTTAGTAGAAACCTCTGGAGTTCTACGCTCTGACATGTTTATGTTTTTTGTCTTGCGTATCACGTCTTCAGTCGCTTGTGATTTACCTTGTTCAAAAAAGAACTGAGCAAATTTATCAGGATTCATTGCGATTGCTAAAGATCTATGGTATCCTTCCGCATCAGTTAAAAGTCCATTAGAGTCTAAGTATTTATTTACAAAATTCAAAGGAGTCTCTTGAGCTTTCTTTAATTCAGAAGTGCTACCCGGAGAAAACGTAACATCTGCGTCGTTCAATTTGAATTTAAAACCTTTAAACTCTGAACTGAATACCTCGTCGCTTTTCTTCGAGAACCATTCACGCTTACGATTTGCTTCCTCTTGTTGAGATTTAGCGGTACTTAAATATTGCTTATACTCCTTTAGTTCTTCATTAGCTTCGTTAGAACTACCGATTGACTCAAGCGGTTGTTTGTATAACTCTTGCTGTTCATTGAAAAACCTAGTTGCTTTAGCAATAGCTTTTTTCTTTGCTAATTTAGTTTTCTTAATCACCGATTCGTCATCTAGCTCTTCATCATAATCATAATCCTCTAGTAT